ATTCCTAACCGCCGTATTTACCAAGAAGGTGATCCGCTCCTTGCGATTATGGGTCGCTCTGCCAAGAACGTAGAGGTTCGTCCCAAGAAGGTGAAGAAGGAGAGTTTCTTCGGTAAGGTCGCAAACGCAGCATCTTACTTCATTCCGTATGTTGGGCTAGTGAAGAAGGGAATGGATACTCTAGATGCTCACGCTCTCGATAACTTCACGGGCGGAACGCATCGTATTAATGTCCTCAAGAAACTGGGTCTACCAGACGAAGGGCATTCCCTTGCTGATCTCGCAAAGGCAAGTGGTATTCCCCAAAAGACTCTACAAGAAGTTTATAATCGTGGAATCGGGGCTTACAAAACTCAACCTTCGTCTGTGCGTATGAAGGGAACGTTCAAGAAGGGTGTGAGTGCTCCGATGTCCAAGAAGCTCTCAAAGGAGCAGTGGGCAATGGCTCGAGTCTATTCGTTCATTGACGGAAACCCCAAGCACGACACTGATTTGCGTGGTGGATACACTTCCAAAGTTCAAGATAAACCCGATGTTATAGATCGGCTGGAAGACATCGCAGTCGTGAGACGCTCAAAGGGGTATTATGTCTATGCGAATGATCCAGAGACACGAGCGTCGAAGCGTTGGGGACCTTTCACGAAGAAGGTTGCGGAGTTTGAGAAGAAACTACTCCATCAACGCCAACGCCATCATCTACAACCTATCGCAGAGGAGGTAGAAGGAGAAGGTGGTATGCGTGGAGGTGTTGGAACTGTTGGAGCGGCACAAGCGTTTATGACGGTTATAGGAGATGAAGTGGCTAGACTACCACCCAGAGCCAGACAAGCAATCCAATTCCTTGCTCAAAGTATTGAAGATAAACTCAAGTTTAAGCGACGCAAAGGACTAGGGGAAGAAAAAGTTCGTGATTTGCTTCAGTTTTTCAAAGACGTAATCTATATAATTTTCAATCAGCAAGAGAAGTTTGTAGATGATCGGCGACCAGAGGTCATAGATAGATACAATCAAAGGATACTAGACACTGAAATCAACCCTCTACTCCCACATCTAATACCAAACCTTAATATGAGATTTCATAGGGATGGTCATATAGTTGTTGAGTATTATATTGGCGATACACCTATGCCTTATGTAGAAGTAGAAGCACCAGCAGAAAGGGAGAGAGATGAAGAGGAAGGAGTTGGAGCACCAGCACCCGAACCCGAACTAGCACCACCAGCACCAGCACCAGAAAGGGCAGCGTTTCCTCCTACGCAACCTCGTGGAAGGGGTGGTATGCGTGGCGGTGCTCATACACAACAACAACAAGAATGGATCAATTATCTAAACCAAACACTAACCCGTGAAGGAAAACTTGTCATTCCCGAACATAGGTATCGCTACCCATCTGAAATATTCATTCTTGACTTTGCGAAGAATAATGCCGCCTATGATGTGACAAGAGAAGGCGGACCGAATAGCCAACACACGATTCGGCTTAAGAGGGGTCTTCCTCCTCCTCCTATCTATGCTCCACCGCTGCCGCCGTTGCTACTACGAGCACCTCCTCGTCGCCCTCCACCGCCACCGCAAACAGAGGAAATAGACGATCCTCTCGGTGTGACGAAGAACTTGGGACTGGGTCGTGGAAGTGGCAAGGACGACCTTGATTTCCCAGTCGTTAGGAAGGGAGACAAGAGGGTTGAATTGTCGGGACCCCGAACTGCTGCTATGATGAACCAGAGACGGCGTGAAAAAGCAGAAGCAGAGCGTCGTATTCGTGAGGAAGCAGAACGTCAAGAAGCAGTGCGTATCGCTCGTCAGCGACAGATAGATGCGAGTGATGAGGAACGCCAACGAGAACGCCGTCGTGCCGAGTCTCGTAGTAAGGTGACTGGTTTTGGTCAGTCCGACTATCTTCGTAAGGCACGAGCCAATGCGAAGGCATACGGATTAGATCCCAAGAAACTCACGATGGGTGACGGCAAACATAAGTTTTCTTATGATGGCGTAGGGTTTGGTCTCAAATCTTACAATGACTTCCTCCTATTGTCTGCTGAAGAGAAAGCGGGGCGAGTGCCGAAAGGGACGGCAGAGAAGAAGCGAAAAGCGTATCGTGCTCGAGCGGAGAAGATAAAGGGAAACTGGAAGGACAATAAGATTTCACCGAACAATCTTGCCATTCATATCCTTTGGGCGTAGAGTAAGAATAGACAAAACGTAAATCATTACAACACAAATGAGAATCCAGCTGGGTGCTCATTTGTATTCTTTAATTAGACTATATATGCTGGATAAAGTCCTCCGCAGAATGCGAAGGGAGAACACACACGATTACATTAATTTTATGGTGAAGCTCACGAGTGCTTTACATCAGCCGACCCTCCAATCCGCCACGAGTGCGACCGAGACGGTGGGTCGCACCGCCGCTCATCGCACCACCGCTCGCATCACCGCCACTCATACCGAGCCCAAACTTCTTCTTGGCGTAAGCTGTGCCGTGAGAGAGGAGCTCCTTACCCGCCTCAATACCGACATTCTTCAAGATTTCCAGAGCGGGTCCCTTGACCTTGCTGAGAATGTTGCCGAGCGAAGACATAATGCCAGCACCGCCGACAAAGCGGTGGAGCTCTTGGGTCGTCGCCGTTGGGGCAAGGGGAGCACCGATAATGTCTTGCTCGGACAGAACACCCTTGATGATACGGCTGGAACCACGAATGGATTCGAAAAATCCAGAGTTCGCCGTGACGACGAAGAGCTGGGGCGTGACGCCATCAAGACCCGTGTTGTTGAAGACCGTAAGGTTGAACTGGAGCGTGAAGTTACCTACCAAACTGGGGCTCTGACCCGTTTGTAGGGTAATGTCTTGGGAAGGCTTGAGGACAAGGATACCGCCCGTGAGTGGGACACGCTGGGCACCCGTATCAGCCGAAGGCGGGTTAGAACCAGCCAGCTGACTGCCGAAACCGCCCCAGCCAGGCTGAACGCCGCCTTGATTGGGTGGTGAACCTTGAAAGGGAGCGGACTGCTGCTGTCCCGAGTAGGCACTGCCCGTCCAAGAGAGCCAATCTTGCTCTAGACCGTTCTTGACGGACATCGCATAGAGCTGCTCCGTCGTGTGAGAACTCAAGAGACCAGAAAAGTTGTCGAAATTGACGTTTAGAGGATTCGCAACACTGCCATACGCACGAGACGCAAGAGGGAGGTAGAAGTCGCCGAAGTTGGTGTCGTTAATGCCGTTCGTGGAGCCGTTTCCTTGCGGTAGGAGACCCTTCACGTAGATGATGAGTAGATCGGGAATCTGCGGCAGCGTGATCGTCTGTGACTGGATCTGGAACGCAGTATTTTTTGCGATGGTGGCGGAAGAGGTCGTGAGGTAACGGGGAAACTCCATATACGGAACGACGGACTTGGGCGGCAGTGGCACGTCAAGAGACGGCGTGAGGAACTGGACGTTGACCACTGAACGCTGGAAAGGTGTGCTCGTCGCAAACGCCGTCGCCGTGAGCGAACACTGCGACTCGGGATTAGACCCAGCACCAGCCGCACCATACGAAGGGAGGTTAGTATTCCAGCGAACACCCGAGTAGCGAATGATACGAGTAGGGGTTTGGAAGTTCATAATCAGCTGAATGTTGTTGATGCCGAACAGACCAGTGTCCCACTCGTGGACATCGCTGAACGTGAAGGGTGAGAGGACGAGCTTCTCCGTTGAAGTCCATTGGTAGAAGATCGTGAAGGGACCCACGCAATCAACGGGACCCGCACCAGCGTTGCTCGCTGAAGAGGCAGTGAGGGAAGGCAGACCGTTGACGCAGCGGTAGCAACCCACAGTCGCAGCAGTGGGGATCGCACCCGCCGTAGTTCCCGTCTGGGCAACAGTCGTCAGCACACCGTTCACGTAGAAGAGTCCCTCTACGAGAGGCTGACCCGCAGAGTCCGTGAAGACAATCTGACCGAAGGCACCATTCTGGACACCATCGTAGTCCATTGCCGTGCCGTAGCCGTTGAGGGGGCAGTTGGGTAGACCATAGGCGTCGTCGTAGCACTGATACTTATCCAGCATCGTGGGGCAAGTGCGTTGGACACGATTTTTCTTGTAGTCCGTGAGGCGTAGCACCTCCTTCAAGACATCTTGGGAGTTGATGACGGAAGTCGTGTCGTTGATGGTCGCCGTCATCGTGGAGCAGAGCGAGTTGAGCGGGAACGCCGTTAGGGCGAAATCGACACCAGGAACTACGAGAGGGAAGTTGAGCTGATAGACGGCGACCGATCCAGCGGGGGTAATCACGGACGACATCGTGACCGTAGAAGTCCACTCCAACGCACGGTCTACGAAAACGTTCTCGCTG